ATGTTCTAGACTGGTTTTGATGATTGCCATGGATCTCGGGTATAGTTATGAAGATTTAATCATATTGGTGTCCCTGTTATCAGAGATTGGAACTCCATTATTGTATGTGTTATGTGAAATTATGTTAGCTTATCTACAAAACTGTTCCGGGCATATATTCACTACGTGGGGTAACTCCTTGAAGGTCTTGATATTAATAGCTTGTTGGTGCGTTAAGACCGGTCGTGATATCTCCGCTGTTCGTAGATTGATCTTTGGTGATGACATCATACGAGGCTTACAAACATTAACTGAGTATTCAGATATGTCTGAGTATTTCAAGAGATTTGGGTTTAAGCTCTGCTCTTCTTTAGATAAGAGTAGAGATTCAGATCCAGGTGGACTGGAAATGTTTAACTTTCTTAAACGAAGTATGGTGTTTCGTAGCGGTAGATATTATGCTCCGTTGGATAGGTTGTCAGTGATAAAGAGTCTTCTTATGCCTAGACATAAGAAGGGTTCTCTAGATATAACTGACTTCAAACAGACAGTGCGTAGTGCTATGATAGAGGCATATGTTGGTGGCATTGAATACAAGGACATAGATGATATGTGCTTACGTATCAATGATAGGTATTCGCTTGGTTTGGATGAGTTTCATGAGCAAATACCTGGTAAATATGATAGAATGGAACTGACGTGGGATTACGTCAGAGAAATTGATTCATGAGGAGCAAGGGGAATAACTTTCGAGTTATTCCCCATACACCATCAATATATGTTTGATGTGTACCCGGCATTACTGCCAAGGAGGGTGTCGGGTTTTAAACCTTGGAGCTTAGCGTGCTTAACGTTCTCTCTAAATGAGTTATTTAGCGTTTGCCCTAACGATAGGGGTTTTATTCATTCCATGAGTACAATTAATAATTCTAATGCTCCTAATACGAGCGAAGGACTAGGCACGAGTGTTGGTGGTGCGCCACCCGTGCCCGATATGGTCATAGCGCAAGATGCTGGTTTTGACCAGGCTTCCTCGATGGCTGAATTCGTGGGGTTGAGTGTGCCACCCAGAAAGCACACAACTTCTGTTCCTGGAGCTGAGGATGTCACGGCTGTTTTTGCTAGACCTACATATATGAGTACCATCAACTGGGGGACAGCACAGGCTGTCGGTTCTATCAATCCATTAAGTGGTTATTTCACTCAACCTGCAATAGCTTCTAAAATAGCTTATCATTCTCATATACGTGGTACTGTGGTCGTTCGTTTGACTAGTACCACATCCCCTCATCATTACGGTCGTATGCAGTTTTCTCTAATACCAG